TTCATAATTTAGGAGTAGAAGTTCTTTACGAGATTGTTGTTCCTTCATATATTCTCCAACAGATCGCATTGTGTATGTATGATCATACTCATAAGGTAACCATTCCTTAAAACGTTCTCTTATTAACTGAGAAGAGTTGTATGATACCATCATATGATTAGTATGCATATCACACTCTTGAGCGAAAGCATCATGATCAAATCCTTTATGCATACCACCCTTCTTACCATATAAAGAAGATTTTATCTCATAAGGAGGATCAAGATAAGTAAACACATCTTTATCATCACAAGACATTCTTTCATAAGTTAGATTAGTTATAACCCAGTTCTGTATTATCTCAGAATACTCTGGTAACTTCTCTATGCCTCGTAGACTGAAGTTGGAGTCTGAGGCTTGGGCACTGAACGATGAGGACTCAGTGAGACCAGAAAAAGAGCACTTGTTAACAACATAAAAACTAACGGCACGAGTAATGTCGGATTTTTTTTGATCGTTAACGAGTTCTTTACTTTCGATAAAAAGTTCTCTTGCTCTATCTGGGGTGGGATACGCTGTTTTAAATGTTTTGAGCCTGGTCGCAATTTCATTTCCATTGTCCTGTAGTTGTTGCCAAAAATTCACTAGAGGTTCGTACAGATCATTGACCCATACCTCTAAGTGAGGGTATGTCTGTGTCATATGAAGAGCAACAGATCCACCTCCAAGAAAAGGTTCCCTGTACTCTTTATACTTACTCATATCTGGTAAGAACTGTGCCATCTTTTTAATAGCACGAGACTTCCCACCAGGATAACGAAGAGGTGTTTTCAAAGAGGTCATACAATTAGTTGCTTATCAGGGGTAATGATATTACTACCAAAGATTTTATTATACTGCTCAACTACCTGAGGTGCAACTGCAACAGAATAGATAACATGTTTCATATCCAAAGCAATCTCAGGAAATTCTGGATCAATAACAGTTGCCCATGGAGCAAATCCTACCTGATCCTGATGTGGAATTACAGTTAGACCATTCTTAATAGTCAAAAGACCATTACTCCAATCTACAACTTCAGCGATTATCTCTTCGCCAGTTATTAAGCGTATTAGTTTTAAGTCAATCATGTTTAAAGAAATGTGTAAACGAGAACTACCCTTCGATTTGAGGTAGGTAATTTATGTTGATGGAGACCTTCGAAGAGATAAACATCATCTTCTTTTCCATAAAAATCTTCTTCACCAAGAACCATTGTTGGACCTCCATTACAATCAGTAAGATAAACCAACATATTTCTATGAGGAAAATCATGATCTTTATGTAATGGACTTGGTTCAGTATTTCCAGTGATAGAAGGAAGTGTCATATTTGCATTTGCCCTATACAAAACCTTAGGTGTAATATTTCTATCCCGACATGCATCAAGAAATACTCCTTCTACCAAATCCATGATATTAGATACTACAACTGGATACGATTTATTATCTCCTGGTCTATCTAAAAATACATGTGAGAAAAATGGAAAGTTATTTACATTTGTTTGACCTTTACTATACTGTCCTCTAACAGCATCCGCAACCCAGAACCAAGGAAAATCTTCCCCTGTTACAAGATTCTTTAATTCACTATAAGCATTATGAAGATGATTCATTATATACCTTGGTCTTTGGTTTTTTCAAAAAATTCTTTCATCGATGATGAAACATCTGGTGGTTCAGGATCTTTATAACCCATAATCTTTTTCCACTTACCATACATTGCTTGCATACGCCATGACTGAGCAAGACTCTTAGGTCCATTTTCTAGCAACTCAAGTTCTCTTGAATCACTTGTGTATGCTTTGTACTCTTCTCTCCATTTGGTGTCATCATAATTTTTAGTCATTGGTAATGTCCTGCAAGGTGAATAAGGATATAAACTCAATCTTATTGTGTTCCCAGATCTTATGGTCTTCCATCCTATCAACGATTGCAACTACTCTATTAACTGTATAACCTGCACCACGTAGAACATTAACTGCCTTCATAGCACTACCACCAGTGGTAGTTACATCCTCTAGGACTGTGATAACAGAACCTTTATCTGGTTTCCATCCTTCAATAACTTCCTTAGTACCATAATCTTTAGGGTTCTTCCTAATGATTAGAGCATCTATATGACCTCCCTTATAGTATGCTCTCTGAGCAACACCACAGACTAATGGATCACCACCTAGGGTGAGACCACCCACTGCTACCGACTTAGGATCTAACTCAGTATAGATTAATGATGATAGGAGTGCGTTACCCTCACATGATAGTGTTACAGGTTTGCAGTTAACATAATGCTCTGACTGTTTGCCAGATGATAATGTATACGATCCCTTCTTATATGCTCTCTCCTTTAGGAGTTTGAGAAGGGTCGCTTTGTGCTTTTCATAAGTCATTTAAAGTTACACTCCAACATTAATTGAGTTAAACAGGCAAGGAGGTTAATCTCCTGATCTACCACAAAGGCAGACTTGTATTGATACTCAGCAATAATTAATACTGCTGCAGCAACACTAGGACCATCCATCACAGAGGACAGATTGTCATATAATTTACGCATTATAGAAACAGGATCACTATCAAGATTCTGAGTAACCCACTTCTTCACATCATTAAACTTCTTATTCTTTAATGCATCTACCAGTGTATCTATCTTAGCATCACCTAACGTTGCAAGGATTCCAGTGTCGATATCACCTGTAGAGCTATATCTCTGGAGTTCGTTAAGGACTCTTCTGAAATCTGGGAAGTATTGCTGGACGACTGTGGCAACCACTTTGTCATTGAACCGTACTTTCTCTCTGGACAAGATATCTCTACATCTTTCAAAGAACTCTGCCGCCAGAGTTTGTTTAGTTTTTCCACGGACATTGAAATCTATTACTGTTGTTCTACTATGTAATGGTTCTATGATTTTATTCTTAAAGTTACACGTGAATATGAACCTGCAGTTCTTTTGAAACTCTTCAATCGATGCCCTGAGGAGTAGTTGTACATCCGATGTCGTATTGTCTGCTTCATCAATAATGAGAACTTTATGACGAGATGTAGATGTAAGAGAAACAGTAGCAGCAAAGGATTTTGCCTGATTGCGTACAGTGTCCAAGAATCTACCCTCATCAGACCCATTAATGACATAACTATCTACCCCCAATTCGTTACATAGTGCTTTAGCAATGGTTGTCTTGCCCACACCAGCAGTACCAGAAAGTAATAGATTGGGAATCTCACCCTGATCTACAAAACCCTTAAAGGTACTCTTCACATCTGTAGGAAGTATACAATCCTCAATTACTTTAGGACGATACTTCTCTACCCATAAAAAATCATTAGGCATTAGGTTCCAGTGCAATAAAGTATTTAATGCCACTACCTTGGAAGAGGGCAACATTCTGCTTACTAATAGTTACATTATAATCTCCAGCAAGAAGTTTTAAATTCTCCACCTTGAAACAATAACAGAACTCATTATCAGTAGAACCAACCTGAACTGAGTAACTATTAGAAGTATCATTCTTCTTATCAGTTACACATAGACTCATCTCAGTACCATCTCCATAAAGACATAGGTCTGGTAATTGATAGACCATAGCAGCACGTTGGAGTTGCTGTAGAGTACTTGCCTCTAGACGGAACTTAACATCCTCATCTGGAATAGTAATCTCTTTCTCTGGAGGTTGAGTAATAATATCAGGATCAGCATAGAAGAAGCGAGTCTTAGACTTGCCACGCTGATCACTTACAGTGACATAATTTGAGTCTGTAGTATCGATCTTTGGTTGGTCAAATAAAGATAACCCTCCAAGGAACACTCCCAGATCGTAGATAGAAATCTGCGAATCAAACTGCTCCTCAACATCTGCAATAGCAAGTATGTTTTTGTTAATACTAAGAGTTGCAATTTGATTGCCAGGTTTAATGACAATAGATTTGTTAATAGAACAAAAGTTCTTAAGGACTTCAATTGTTGGTTTGGTAATTACTGTCATTTACTTGTCATAATCAACGGAGAAAGGGGTGGATGTAGACTGGAGAGCATTTGCTGCAGCAGTCTTATCATTAAAGTGTAGAAGGAGTACAGCATAGTGGATAATCTTAATGATGTCCTTACGTGCTGTACCCTTTCTATCATACCTTGAGGCATATTTCAATATGTTAGACCTACAGAATGCCTCTGCGTCACCTACTGAATCAATCAAGTCAAGGGTTTGAACATTGTTTGAAGAGTAGTGACCTCTGTAAGTCCCACTGATATAATCAGAGACCTCTTTCAAGATCTCATTTTCATTGTACTTCATCATACCTTATTTCTCCTCCTCAGTATACTCTGAATCTTCTCCTGCGTCAACCTTAGTATAGAGATCTAGGAAAGATTGTTTGGTATCGTCATCAAAACGATTCACACACTTAGTGATAGAATCCAAACGATTACCAAAGATATCAAATGCTTGAACAATGTGAACCAAACGACGAGTGGTAATGACCTCATCTACCCCACCGTCAAAGAAAGTCTTACGAATAATACCTGCCCACTTGACTAGGTTATCAGCAAACTCTTGCTCACATCCAGCATTAAGTAGAATCTTAGTTTCTATATTAGCAGATGGATAGTCCTGTTCAAATGTTACAGGAAAACGCTCAAGGAATGCTTCATTGAGAATATTAGTTCCAACAAAACGACCATCCTCAGAACCTTTACCTTTAGTATTTGCAGTTGCAATAACAGTGAATCCATTAGAAGGATTTACATACTTACCAATCTTCTTAAGGAATACTCCTTTACCTTCTAGGACAGACTGTAAACACAAGATCTTGTTAGATGCCAAATCAATCTCATCTAGAAGCAACACAGCTCCCCTTTCAAGAGCTTCCAAGACTGGTCCATTGTGCCAAACAGTATCACCATCAACAAGACGGAACCCACCAATAAGATCATCTTCATCCGTTTCGATTGTGATGTTAACACGAATCAATTCCCTCTTTGCTGCAGCACATGCTTGCTCAACAGACATTGTTTTACCATTACCTGAAAGTCCTGTAATGAAAACAGGATAGAACTTACGAGATGAAATAACTTTGCGTACACTATTGAAATTACCAAAAGGAACATACGAATCATCCTTTTCAGGAATATAGTTTGCAGCAGAATTTGCAGCAGGTGCTTCATATGCTTTCTCAATTTGTTCAGCAGTCAAATTCCACTTACCAATACCTGCTTTATAAGACTTCAAACGCTTACAAGCAGTAGCATAAGATAGTTTTAATTGACTTGCTGCCTCTTTAACATTCTTGCATCCAACTTCATTACCAACATGGTCAGAAAGATACTGAACTAATTGCTCAGTGGTCACAGGGTTTGGGGCGAAAGTCATACAGTTCCTTTGTTGTCTATACACATATTATAACAGGAAACCCCCCCGAATGGGAGGGTTTAGTGGACACTTATTCAACTGTCACCCAATCTGGTTTTCGGGATTCGTCACGTAGATAATTAGATGCAACCCAAGGTTTGCTGCTAATGTAATTTTTGTAAGCAGTAAAAGTGTCAATGCTTGTGTCATGTTTATACTCATCAGGCATAGCACGTGTAAAAGGAGTAGGACATTCGATATCAGGAAATATGATATCAGCGTACTCCAGAGTAAGTTGGCAAGAATGTATCTTATTGTATCTATGTGTATACTCTGCACATAGAGCAAGACCATGCTTGATCAACCAACGGAAATTCTCTTGAGCCCAGATAGTGCAAGGATGATTTCGAAATGCACCCTTAGAAGTGGAATAAAATGTGCCTGTTTTTTTCTTAGGCAAGTCACCGTAACCATGACCCCATTGATGAGAAGCAACAATAGAGAGCATTTGGCAAGTCTCTAGGGGCATCTTAACTACGTGCTTGTCAGGCAAACACTGTGCTGAAACAACAGGATCAGGATCAGTTACAAAGATGTTCATTCAATCAAATACTGCCGTTACCCCCATGATAGTTGCGTTAGGGTTTCTTGCCAAGGCAACTTCCTTGGCATCTTCATAATCTGTAGCTTGAACAATTTCTTCAAAAATTGTACCTGCTTTGAATAGTGATACTTTACATTTCATGCGATTTGCTCAATGAATGCATTGAGGATAGTTTTGTTTGTCATTTTAGAACCCATGTGTTTCTTGAACGCACGAGTTAGTTCTGCCTTAGTAGCAACTTCTGATTTCTGTTTCACCTCAAGATCTTGAGTACCTGTACCAGTATTCTTATCTGGCATATAGAATGCTTCAGTGAATCCTGCTTTCTCTTTAATAGAAGCGAAACGTTCTTTTCTCCATTGCCTATCAACAGCAGCAGATTCGTCATAAGAAAATTCTCTAACGAGTCTACCTAGTTCCTGTTTACTACATAGGCGAATGCCAACCCAATTGTAATTAGTTATCTCACGATAGAAAGATACAATCTCCTTTGTAGTATCATAAGGATGACTTGAGATCTTACGACTGTAACCAGTCTTAGGATCACGAAGGAAGAATATCTTACCACGAGCATGGCAAAGATACTGTTCACTATATTCACCAGCACGATAATCATGATCATCATCGAACTTATGAACGTAACTCATAGGATTTGCTTCTCCATCAGTCAAGCAAATAACGTTAACTTTACTAACACGCTCAACTTTTTTAAGGTTGGAAACAATGTTGCGAGTGCAATAGATTGCTTCTGCTAGAGGAGTTCCACCTAGAGTATACTCTTGATAGTAAGAAAGTCTCCACCCACCCATAGCAAATGCTTGAAGGTATACTAGTTGCATAGACTTCTCTAGAGATTGCTTATTCTGGCGAGAAGAAAAGAACTCAAATAGACGGAAGTCATCACTCATAGCAAGTTCACCTTCTTTCTGCTGTGTACTAATACTAGAGTTATGATCATAACCATAGGTACTAAATCCAGACTGGAAAGCATATACTCTAAAAGGAATACCAGACTTCTGACAGAACCAAATTAGATTGTAAGTTTGCTTTAGAGTGTCAAGCAACTGATGCTGCATAGAACCAGACCAGTCAAGGAACATTACTAACCCATGATTCTTACCTTCAGGAACAACGGTGATCTTCTTAAAGATGTCCTCGTTGTATTTGTAAGTGTGTAACTTGTTAGTATCAATAACACCAGTCTTAGCAGTTGCAGCACGACGATACTCATCTGCAGACTTTCTCATTTCAAACTGCTTACATAGATAGTTGACAGTTTTTTGAGCATCTTTCTTGAAAGTGTTGTAATGATCTTTAGCGAACTCAACATTCTCAAACCACTTCTCTTCTCTCTCAGGATCATAGAACCAGTTAGATAGATTCTTTTGAATCTCACTATAAGGAATAGTGTAATCTTCAACCTTAGGATTAGGAACAGTAAGGTATACCCACTCCTTAGCATTATCATCAATCAAAGTTTCAAGTGCTTGAGTGAATGCTTTGTCTGTAACACTCTCAGTTTCATCAGGAGTACCATTTGTCTCTCCACCTATATGATCATCATACATTCTATCTTCTAACTCGTCCATCATTTCATCTGTCAATCCACTACTAGTTTGATTTGAATCACCTTCTCCTTCTTGATCTTCAAATTCTTGGTCACCACTATTATCAATTTCAATTTCCTCTTGACGATCAGAACCTACTAGATCATCGAGATTTAGTTCAGGCATCTGATCCAATTCTTTCTCATCCTGTTTCTCAGAACAATAATCATAAAGTTCTGTAGCAAGATCAGTAACATCTTGGAAAGACTTAGTATTTTCTGTGCGATTAACCCATACTCTTTCTTCATCAGAGAAAGGAATACTTGAATTACCTTTGAAGTAAAGATTAATACGATCAATCAAAGCCAACTCTGCAGGATCTTCACCCTTTACACCAAAGAAATCATCATTCCACAATTCACGATACCCTTCAAAGAAGGACTTGCGAAGACCAGGATAAGTTACTTTCATCATACGCTCAATACGAGCATCCTCTAATACATTCACAAAATCCTTTGGAGCATCCCCGAAGTCTTTATTGGGTGTATAGAGAGCATGACCAACTTCATGTCCTACTAGAAGGTCATAGATGGTGTTAGAGGCAGTCTTCCAGATAGGAAGAATCAATAAACGCTTTTCAACATCAAAGCAAGCAGTGCTTACCCTACGGTGTTCCACAGTAAGGTTTTCGGTTGCCAACAGTTTGGCGAGAGTTCCTTTTACCTCTTGTGTGTTCATCCGTTTCCCCTGATTACTCTTTTATTATAGCAGCCTAAGATCGGAATGTGCAACTCTTGGGACAGTTTCTGAACTGGCACATAGGTTGATTGCTTGTGGCAAGATACCATATTCTACTCTTTGAATCGCTTTTGTCAAGGACTTGACATCATCATCAGGTAGAATGGGCACTTTAGTTTGTAGTATTATTTCACCAGAGTCAAGTTCTTCAGTAACATAGTGTACAGTAACTCCTGTTTCAGTATCACCAGACTCCAATGCTTGTTCGATAGCATGAGCACCTTTAAACTTTGGTAGTAAAGATGGGTGAACATTAATTATATTTTCAAATGATCCTACAAATCTAGGTGATAGTATTCTCATATACCCTGCCAATACTATTAGGTCAGGAGCGAATGCTCTAATAGTTCTTATCATAAGATCCTCATTCTTATGAGGTATATGAATATGAGGTATACCAAACTTTGCAGCACGTTTTACTGCATTACATTTCTCTTTGTTGTGTATCATAAGCACAACTTCATGCTTATTACATAATGGATTAGTAAGTATGTTCTCGAAGTTGGTTCCGTTACCAGAACACAATACTACTAATTTCATTGCCATGCCTCATACGGTGGTTCAGATTCATTGATACGATGCTTAAATTGTTCCGTATCAAAGTATGATGTTGGTAATGGTTTAACATCATCATACGCTCCTGCCATCTGTTTCTTATATTCTCTTTCATCCAACACTTCATTGATAAGTATCTTTGCCTCCTTAACCATCTCAGGAGTGAACAACCTACGAGGATGTATCTCCATAGGTTTATGTTCTTGTGGTTTATTAGATCCTTTATAATTGGGATCAACAGGACCACTCATTCCTTGGGTATCGATTTTACTCATAACCCTTTTTTACCTTCCAATCTCGGTACATCTTACCATATACCATACCTTCATGTGATTTTATGTTAGAACCTTGTAACAATTCTTTCTCTCTCTTTGATAACTGAGCACCCATAGCAAGATACTCATTCTCCCAAGTTGGGAGATCTTTTTTCATTTGTTCATTCATAATACTGGATACTCCTCATTGCGTACAACTTCAGTTTTCTTAGTCTTAAAGTCTTCTGCTAATCTCATGACTTGTTTCTTATCAAGTCCAGCAAGATTGATACAGTTCTCTAGAGACCGATAGATACATTCTCTATCACTCATAGGTGGAGAGATTTCCCACCCTTGCTCATCATAATACTTTTTACCTTCAGTAACTTGTGCCTCTACATGTCCAAGATCTTGTTTCTTGGAAGGGTTCTTGTAACTATGTTTCTTTGTCATGAAATTAATCCCTTCTTACTTAAGTAATGAAGAGTATCTTTCAATCCACCAACATGCTCTGTACCAATAGTGATCTGGGGATAAGGTGCGTCACAACCAAACTCAGATTGGAATTGAGTGTTATTAAAATCATCATCAAGATAGTATGTAACTAACTCATCAAAACGAACAGACTTTAAAAGTTGTTGAGCTCTTCCAGATTCAAGGTTTCTGTCGCTGTAGATAATTGCTTTCATTTTGTTTGGTGATGATCGTACTCGACTATAATTTTTTTAGTTGCTAAACCTGTACTACTGTAACAAGTTCTATACTCTGAAGTTCCACCTAGGAGAATTGCTAGTTCCCCTATACGTTCTATGATCTTTTCTTTACGTTCACTATTCATTAGTCTAATGAATCTAGATCATTATGCTTAACTGGTTTATGATCCTTAAATTTATCATGGTTACCATCACCAGGCATCTTACCATATGCAACGTATTGTATTGCTTGCATAGAACCTTCAAGTCTAGTTAGATCTCTTTCTAACTTAACATACTCATCATATACTGATTGTAGTTCTGCCTTCCTTGCTTGCAATTGCATAGTACGTTTTGTAAAACGTTCAATTAGTTGTTCTGAACTTTCAATTGGTTTAGTCATAGTCATTTTGTTTTTGTGAATAATATGCTTTGTAGTAACCTACAAGACCGTTGTTAGTTACCTGTTTACTACACCATTCTTCTGCACAGGCATATACTAAGTGTGGCCAGGAACCAAACTGTGCCATTAGAATTTTAAGAGCATCTGCTCTTTGTTTCATTTTCTCTGGTGTTAACTCAGTCACGTTGCCTCCAGTCATCAGATCTTTCGTTGTGGAACCAGTCTACCACATCTTGCGGATCTCCGAAACCCCTTCGATGATGAGTTGAATCGGGGTCTCCAATATTCAACTCATTAAGAAAAGAATCAGTAGGATCAGTACTCATTCTTCTTGCAGTATTTAACATACCTCTAGCAGCAGTATTTGCTTTTGCTAGTTTTTCTGCCCAGATCATATCTTCTAGACTTACTTCAACTTCAGCAGCTATGTCTTTACATATTGCTGCCATCCTCAAACGGTATTGAGTAGATAGCATAAAGTATTAAAGATTACATGGATAATTTATTTAGGATTCATCTGACATTTTTGAGAAATCGTTGACTTTCTCAAACTTTAAAGTTCGTAAGAACTTATCTACTAGTATATCACCTTTATGAGAAATGACAAATACATTTGTTCCCTCTCCAAGACTTCTTAGTATTTGAAGAAGTTCTCCAGTACCAGAAGAATCAAGTGAACTATCAAAGACCTCATCAAGAATAAGAAGATTAGTAGCAACACTATTTTTCATCCTAGCAACTTCACGCCAAGTGAATAAAAGTGCTAAGTCAATCTTTTGCTTCTCCCCTTCAGAGAATGATGCATAAGAAAACTCATCACGGAAACGACTCTTGATAACTTCATTAAACTCTTCATCTAATGTAAAGTTAACAAAAAATTCCATAGACGAAAGGTATTTGTTAATCAGTTGGTTGAATATAGGAACATACTTTTTAATAATCTGACTCTTAATACCAGAGTCTTTTAATAGAGAAGACACAACCTGAAATTCATCCAACTGTTGACTGACTTCTGCACAATCTTTTTCAGTTGTTTTATACTCAGAAAGATACCCCTGTAAAGTTTCTTTTTCTTGATCGATGTTAGGAGTACTTTGCTGAAGTTCCAGAATTTGTTTAGAGATCTCTAGGTTCTCCTTTTCAAGACGAACAACCTCTCGTTCTTGTGCAGTAGCATCACTACGAACTTCATATAATTTCGCAGAAGTCTCTTCTATCTTAGTAATAACACCCACTGCTTCAGATATGTCTTTAGTAAATGCTTCAATATCAGTAGCAAGTGTCTGTCCAGAACTAGTTAAAGTAGCAACTTGATCTGTTTTAAAAGCACTACTAATATCTTGTGTGCATGTAGGACATTGATCATGACCCTTAAAGAACTTAAGATTGTTTGCAATTAACTTAAGTTCAGATTTTTTATCTGATTGACCTTGACGAAGTTTACGAACAAATTTTCTCTGAACTTCAACATCACCTACCTCCTCTTGAAGAACTAGAATCTCATCTTTAAGTTTAATATAATTAGATTTTACTTCTTCAATACGTTTAGTATTTTTACTATATCGATTACGTTTTTCTTCTTGACGATTATAATTAACTTCTTGTAATGAATCAAGTAACTTTTGCTGACTTTCTACTTTCTCTTTTGTGAGACGAAGCATGTGTCCACAATCATTACTTGCTGCTGTAGCTGAACGAACTCTATCCTTCAGCAAAGAATTCATGTTTGAGAAGATCTGGATATCGAGTAGATCTTCAATAACTTCTCTCCTGACACTTGCTCCCAATTGCATGAAGGGTACAAATGTGGATGAACCAAGTATGACGACTTGGGTAAAACTTTTGTAGTTGAGTTTAAGGACTGATTGTTCCAGATACTTTTGCGTATCCTTGGCCGCAGCATCCTGGTCAACCATCTTATTGTTCTTGTAAACCTCAAAGAGATTGGGTTTGGCACCTCTGAAAACTCTGTATTCATCTTTTCCTATAGAAAAACATACTTCAACTTTTAATCCTTTTTCATTAATACTGTTTACTAACTGTCCACGATTAATCTTTCTGAATGGTTTATTAAACAAAGCAAAACAAAGAGCATCCAACATCGTAGACTTTCCAGCACCATTAGACCCCACAATTAATGTGGAGGGTGACTCACAAAAATCAATCTCAGTCCACTGGTCCCCTGTAGATAGGAAATTCTTCCAGCGGATAGTTTCAAATGTAATCATTAAGGGGGAATAATGAGGTCGTCTTTTTTAATGGTGATGTAAGTATATCCATATGTATTACAGTTTATAGCAATAACACTAGGATCACACTCAATAATTTCTAAGTTATCTTCATAATCTTCTGCTTCTAATTGTCCAGCATATCTTTCAGCATCATCCTTTTCCTCAAATACAGTCACTGTTTTCTTACGGTCTTTGCTTTTTATAGCATAGATGCCACCAGATGTTGTGTCTGTTAAAACAAACATTAGATTTCTGCTGCCTCCATATACAACGACCTCATAACATTTTTAATGTTCGACTTGTTAACCTTAAGATCTATTCCATCTATGTAGTCATCAAGAAGAGTCATTGTATCTTCGGTTTCCATCAATCCAGAACCATTCTCTGCTTCTACACTTAAGTCTTCAATGATTTTTAAATCACCAAGACCCATGTCTTGAAGTTGACTAACAGTATAGTCAAATTTTGAATAGTCACCTTTGTCTTCTACAATGAGTTTGACGAACGTTCCTTTAACTTCGTCCTCATTCGGAAGTACAACTCCACCATTATAATACAACTTATGAAAAGTGTCAAAGGGATTTCTATGGAAACTACATCGTAGAGTGTCTGTGTTAAAGACATGAAAGCCTCTTTTAGTGCCGTAATCATTCCAATAAAGTTGGTAGGGGTTTCCAAGATATGTAACATTTTTCTTAGTAGACTTCATATGATAGTGACCACTAAACACTTTTTTAAATCTAGAAAAATGTTTAACATCCATACCATTTGTCATCACATGTCCAGGATGTGCTTCAAAACCATTAAGTTCCAAATGACCCATACAGATATCAGCAGAACTTTCAGTAACAGCTCGTAGAGATTCATCATAGTTCTCATCACATATCCAAGGTAAAAAGAGTATGGGAAGACCATCAAACATAACTGTAGTAGGTTCTGTGTATGCAATTATGTTTTCATATTCTCCAAGTAATTCATGTGGAGCATTAACTCTTAAAGTGTTTTTATAATAAATGTCATGATTACCTATGAGAGTATGCATTTTAACATTCCTCTCTCTAAGAGGATTAAACCACATCTCCTTCGCTGCTTCCAATGACATAAAATTAATAGATCGACGTTTATCAAACGTATCACCTAGATTAATAATAGTATCAATTTTGTTTGCATCCACAAAAGGGATTACAACTTCACTATAAAACTTTCTGTAATGATCAATAAAGTTCTGATTGTCATTACGTACACCAAAGTGTTGATCTGTTATTAATAGGATTTTCATTCTCTAATTGTTGGAAAGGGGTAAGTGTTATGGTTTACATAAGTGATAAAAAAGGCTAGAGTCAATCTAGTTCGATCATGAGATCCATAAGTGTGAACACCGTGATATTCATTTCCGTTGAACATGAATAGTCTATTATACACATTCTTTACTTTTAATGTTTCTTCAAAGTGAGTAGGGTTTGAATAAAATAAATTATGATACTCCTCATCAGGAACATCTTGTCCAGTATACCACCTTCTCTTCATAGAATCTTCTTCATGAGTATGTGGAAATGTTAGTTGCTTATTCCTATACAACGAAGTTCCAGTTTCTTCTTGAGGTTCCTTATCCAAGTATATAATTCCACCTATAGCACGACCACTATCTTTATGAATCCATCCACGATTTTTTACATGGAACTGATCTTCATGGAACCCTTTAACTTTTTGAAAAACTAACTTAGCATAATAACCAAATTGTTTATCTGGATAAAACATCCTAAGAATTTTATCCGTAACAGAATCGGCAAAAGTCTTTAATCCTTTAATCTTACCAAGTTCTTCAGTTCTCTTTCCTGGCCAAGCACCGTCACCCATTTCATAATCTAATGAGTTTGCTAGGTCAACTACAAGGTCTGGATTTTCAAAGAAGTCATCAAAGATAACAGCGGGAAACATAATTAACGTTTTGAATTCATTTCAACACGAGACTTAATCTGATTATAATCGGCTCCACCTTCTCCGTCAACTGTGAATACGTGATCGTAACCTGACTTCTCTAAAATTTTATCTTTAATATCCAACTGGCGTTTCTCTTTAGCAATACGGCGTAAGAATGCATAATAAACTATTTGTGTAAAATAAGCAAATGGGTTCTTAGACTTTGCTGGATTAAAATTATCGATATACTGTATACAATTTTCTATACCATCACAAACCATATCATCCTTATACATGTAGTTGATGAAGTTCGGTCTGTAAGACAAGTGAGTAGCAATCTTTAAAAAGCAACTCCCAATATAATTTCCTACTCTAGGTTTACTTTCACTTTTCCAAGTCTTTAAAGTTTGGAACTGTTCATCAGGTTCCATGTCAGCAAGACCTTCAATCTCCTTTACGGCAGCAATATATACTCTTTCTTTGTACTTGATGATAGCAGCAAGAAACTCCTGGTTATCAACATAGTGTTGTTTCTGCTTTTTTATTCTTTTCATAGGTGTCTTGCTTTGTATATATTATATCAGGGCTTGACACGTTTGTCAATTTGATGTACACTAACCGTGTAAGGGTTCAGGGCAACAAACTAAGTCTTAAATAATTTTTCAAAGATATCTCGTGCCTCGTCAATTTTTCCTAGGTAACCCATCTGGGGTTGAGGATCAATTTTTGAACGGTCCTTTTTTGGTGGTTTGCCTTTGTTCTCACTTTGAATAAATGCTTCATACATAAACGTAACTTCTTTACTCATAGATGATACTGTTAGAACATCCTTTTCTCTTAGGATATAAAAATCCTCGTCAGAAAATTGCATCCACTTAGCAAACCCGACCCCACGAACTTGGCGACCATCTTCAGTTTCTTTATTAACTACTAATGTACAAACAGGGTTCTGGATAAAGGAAAGAGTCTCTCCATTATCTTCCGTAAGTACTGCTTTACCCAATACTTCTTCTCCACTGACGAGTTTAAAAACTCCGTAAAATTCTTCTTCGTGTTTTGCGTAACTAATCATCAGATTTTAATTTTACATCTATGAGTTCATAATTAAAATTCTCTTGCTTGTAGATTTTAAATCTCTCCATTAAATGATTCAATGTGTAATTATTCCCACGATCTGTAGAGATGTCATCTGCAATATCATATAGTGTTGCTACTGTTTTCCCCCTAGACTGTCGAAGTACCCTCCCGATAGACTGAAGGTTTCGGACTCTTGACTTGCTTGGGGAGGCGAATATAAGGTTATGTAACCTTTTAATGTTAACACCAGTACTAAAAGTCCCATAAGAGGCGACAATAATGCCATTGTTTTCAGGAGTTTCATTTTCAACTAACCTCCTAATTTCTTCACGATCATCAACATCAACTCCTCCATAAACTAAATGTACTGGTCTATCAGTGTAATTATTTATCATATCATACAAAGGGAGACCGTGCTTCTCCACGTAATTGAATAGCACCAGCGTGTTTCCCTCTAAGTCACACGCTAAATTGCGGATAAATTTATTACGTTGTTCATGCTCACAAAGGTAATCCATTTCATCTTGATATCCCTCAAAGATTTTTTCTTCATGCTTTAACAAAAGAATCTTTACTTTAAGTTTGGCAACATGCCCTTTCTTCATTAGATCAGATGTCTTAGTAACCTTTGTACATCTACCAAACACACCTTCCAATACTAATTGATTAGTATCTGATCCATCTAACGTACCAGTAAATCCATAACGATACTTACAACTATGCAACTTAGACATTAATCTAGTGAGTGATTTCGCTTTAAATAAATGAGCTTCATCACCAATCACAACATCAAACCTATCAAAAAACTTTCTTGGTTCCTTATATAAGGACTGCCAAGTTGATATAACTACATCATGGTCTGTATATTTTTCTTCACCAGCATAGATTTTATGACAGTGGTACTCAGTATTCCAACCGTACTCTGTAAAATCTTTATACATCTGTTCGACAAGAGACGTAGTTGGTACTATAATAAGTACATTCCTCTTAACATTTACATGGAACCGAACCAATGCATAAATCATTAACGATTTCCCGCTTGCAGTTGGCGACAATAGGAGTGCTCTGTTGTATCGTAGGCACTCGTATATTGCTGCGTACTGGTAGTCCCGAACCTTCAGTCCCGAAGGCAGCCCCAGTGCTTGAACAAATCCAACTACAGACTCAGGAGTTATTAAATCATTCTGATCCTTGGGATGCCCAAAGTATTGAGATTCCTCAAACTGAAACTGGTATCCCCTTTCCTTTGCCCAGTCAGTTAGATAGTCTACTAAACCGCAATAGATCTCCCCAGTAGCAGGTGAGTATAATCTTACTTTACCATCCCAACCTTTGTATCTCCTCGTCTTTTGCATATATTTTGCAGAGGGGATTTCAAAGGTAAAAAATTCTGCTGCCTCCTTATGGAGATGAGGCTCCGCTTCAACCTTCAAATAAACTTCATTCTTCTTACGAATAAGGAGGTCCATAAAACCATGCTACAATTGATTTACGAAGTCCAGAGGTGATAGGGCGAACCCTATGCCATTGGTCACCTTGGAAAAAAATAGCAGACCAAGGTTTTAACTTAAAAGTCTTATACCTTGGGTCTGCATCTGGTCTATATATCTCCAAATCAAACTCGCCTCCTTCGTAGTCATCATTCAAGAAGAGAGTCATACTAATCTTTCTTACCATTCCCCTGACAGGTTTTGGATGTTGATCCACATGCCAGTCATAAAAATCTCCCTCCCCATAGATACCAAATTGTACAGGTTCTATACCTGCAATATTCAAGTTCCAGTTAGCAGATCTATTAATCTGTTTAGACATACGCATAAGCATAGACAAGAGATCCATATCTCTTACCCACGCTACTTCAGAACTTCTAGTCGATCTTTGACTACTATGCAATTCTCCTTTACTAAATTTTAAATCTTGTGATATTGCATTTCGTACTATGTTAATTGATTGTTTATTGAAGGATACTTCCTTGTAAAAAAGTCCATAATTCATTATTAAAAACCACTTTGAAATTTCTTCCACTCAATAGCATTCTTAATATGATACGTGCGATTGTTAATCATACGCAAAACGCCATCTAAAAAGAAGATCACTTGGTCTATGTATTCAATCTTGTACTTAAGTTTTCCGATATCCTCATCCGCTTCAATAAACATCGAGATCTCTTCCTTAGTAGTAAGTTTAAGATCAAATGGTATTTCCTTATAGACAGAAGATGGTGCTTTACCTTTGTAGTACAACCACTTCTCTTTGATAAGACGTTTCATTTCAATGTCTCTTTCCTTCTTCATAAGAGAATACTTATTATGAAACTCCATGTACTTCATATGAAGTTGAGGAATTGCCAAGGAATCATTGTCATGTAGATCTTCATCTAGTTTAGAATCAGACCTCCACATGTCTTGTAAGTTTTCTAAGTTCATAATAAATTCATTTGTGGTATAGGGAATACAGTTTTTTCTCCCTGTAGTCTAAAGTCTTTTATAAAAGAAATTAATATTAGTCTTTCCTCATCACAAGTACCATTTTGAATTGTGTGATATGAGTTTCCATCAAAACACATCATCCTATTGTACCTACCCTTAATGGTAATAGATTCATCAAATTGAGAATTTACATCCTCTCTAACTTTTTCTACTTCTATTCTTTCAGGACGATCAACAGATTCATAATTTTTAAAATAATTATGTTTTATATCACCTGCTGCTTCTGGAATAATGAATTCGTTTTTCTTTGTAAAAATTGATGTGCCTATATCAGAATGATTTAAATATACAATAGCAGTAAACATAAAATCATCGTCCTGATGTACCCAACCATCGAGTACATTTTCATCAGGAAAGGTTGATTGGAAATGTGTACTTGCAATATAACTAAAATCTTTTGCTGGATAAAAAACTCTAAGTAATTTTGTATTTACATAATTGTAAAAATCAAAATTTATTTGAGATAAACAAGGACTTCTAGTTCCTGGTCTATAAGATGTCCTTTCCATAGGACATTGTTTTGCAACATCTATAACTTGATCGGGATTGTTGAAAAAATTATCAACACATAATGTAGGGAAAAGCATAGGTTATCTTCTTGTTTGTGAGTTTTTATTTCTGATTTCGTAGAGTGTATATCTGAATGTTGCTGTTGAGGTAAAGTAATCATTATCACCACCAGTAACATCAAATGGTAATGATGATAAACTCACAGGAAACATATCCTTAAATACAACATCGAAATTTGCAATGTTATTATTGTTCAGTACCTGTAGTGTAGCATCTGAAAATCTAGGATCTTCTGAAGGACTATCAGCATACTTGTCAATCCAAACTCTCCTTTCCTTAAATTCTTGAGGAGTTCCTAATGCCCTCATCCAGTTATGGATCTGCATATAATTTCTTAGATCTTCATCAACAATAAACTCAATAGAAAATTCACTGTAACGCATGTTTCCTTCAACTGGAATAGGAACCATACCCCTAGTTGGAATCTCAACTTGTCCCAATTCTACAGTAGGGATTTCTGCTTTCTGACACAAGAAAGATACCTTACTAGCTTTATCCAAAAGAAATAAAAATCCTATTGGAGAAAGAAAGTTTCTATTTGTTAATTGGTCTGAGTACCAGTTTGCCATTAGACTATTCTTGTTCCATTAATATTTAGGCACCCAATAAAAAAGGACTCCGAAGAGTCCTTTAAATTTTTTTCTTGTGTTCTTTAAACCAGAATCTCTTTACAGATTCGTTTACAACTGGGCTGATCTGTCTCGCATTCGATTAGACATTCGTAGTAATCATCTAATATTTTATCCTGTTCGGACGTATGGTGATTCCACTCTGCCAAACTATTTTGCGAAACGATGTTATGCATTCTTATTCTCCTTTAACTTTACATATGATATAGAGAAGGTTTCAGTGCATCTTGTTGTTCCTCTTATGTGTGTAGGTTTCCCTGACTGATATTATTTATAATGGTTTGTGTTGGTATTAACAAAAATATATGCCTACTGATTTATACCTAAATATATTTTTTAAACTGTGAGGGAAGGAGTCGAACCTTCAAGTCCCGCCAGGAACATCAGTTAAACAGACTGACACGTTTACCAATTTCGTCACCTCACATTGAAGCCCTATTCAAGGGCTGATATTATACGAGTCATTCCAATGCCTCCACCAGAACGAGGGAAGAAGTCAAATGATAAGAACTTTTCAAGTTCTGCTTCTACCCTACTTCTACCGAACAAGTCAATAATCAGTTGAGAATATTCACCATCTGATATAGTATAGAATGTATCTCTCATCTGATCCTTGTCAGTACTACGTTCAGCACTACCAATAGTTTCCATACCATTCAATATAACATCGATCTTCTTACTGGTGCCATCATCATTCCTTGCCATGTTCCAGAAGGGTGATGTCCATTCAGGGAAGTTAGTAATCATACCACGACCAATCTTCTCTTCATGATCATGGTCTAGTTCTTTAACATTAAATTGATTACTCCAATCATCATAAGTTCTTATAGAATCTTTTTCTAGTGGTAGACCTAACCATTCACATAGTTCCCACTCCATGAGTTGAAGTTCTTCTACACCACCCTTCATCTCAAACTCAAACATAGGAAAGATAGTCTCATGTCTACCAGGTACAGGATTGGGTTCTGCTCTGTATGATGTTGAGACACAGAAAAACCCCTCTTGTTTGGGGTTGGAAAGTAATTCATGTTCTAACCACATCTGACCTGTCTGTGGTAGTGGCCATATATTACCACCGTAGTTGTATGTTGCTACTGTTGTAGGATCTTCACAAGCAGCAAGGATACTTAAACGGTTCTGGGTGTGTACTTCTAAAAAGTTTTTCGACAAAAAAAATGACCTTAATAGGTCAACTGCATCGGAGTATTTTCTTGGGTCAATTAGACTTGTCATTACTATTGGTCAAACTGAGATATTTATACAAAAAAAGAGACCCCTTAGGGTCTCTTTAAAGTTATGTGTTAATAACACCAAATTACATGATGTTAGCAACTTGTGTACGTCTGTAGTACTTGTTAGCATTCGCTGTAAGAGCACCAGAACCTTGGGTAAGACCACCTGAGAATGGGTTTGAAACCATGCCGTAACGAGTCTTAAATCCAATTTTTGGTTGGAAGGTGTCAGGATTAATTGCTCTGACCTGCTGTAGAGGTACATAAGGGCAATAGAATAATCCAGCATCATAAGGAGAAGTTCCTTTGTAGCCAGCAACATAGAAGTGCTTATCAGCAACGTTAGCAGAATAAGGATCAACGTAGACCTTGATCTTACCGTTAAGAGTACCAACTAGAGTTGAAGATGTATCATCTACACCAGTCAAAGCGTTGTTACCATTAAGAGCAGGAGCGTAGTCAAGAACGCCAGCCATTCCTAGAGCAGAAGCAACGTCTGCAGAGCAGATCAAGATGTTGCCCTTCCCACGACGAGTTTGCTGACCGATAGCGTTAGCATCTCTTTCGATTTGGAATAGAAGTCCTTTGAATTTCTCAACAGACCAACGTCCATTTGAGTCAACGTCAAGGTCAAAGATACCAGCAGTAGCAGTATTGTTTTGAGCACCAGCAACAGCGTTTGTGTAGATAGTTCTAACAACTTCTCTGTTGATTTCAGCAAGGATCTCTGTTGAGAGAATGTTGCTTAGCTCTTGCTCGGCATCAAGACCATGAATTGCTTTCAAGTCCTGAGCAAGCTCAATGCTGTACTCAGCTTTCAAAGCACGTGCTCTGGCTGTTACAGTTACCTTCTCAATACTGAATCCCATTTCACGGAATTCATTAGTGTCAGTACCGTCGTTTAGTCCTTCAACGGTTGCTGTGGTCATACCAGTAGCATCACCAGTCTGCTCGTAAGTACCAGCAGGAGAATCGTTAAGAAGTCCTGGGTTAGCACCTTCAGCGTCGTTAACAGCAGAAGATGAAGCAGTTGGATCGTACTCAGCAATGTCCTCACCAGCTCCACCAGAGAATCCAGCGTTTGGCTCGTTGAAGAATGCTTCACGGAAGTTACCGTTAGCAGGTCTACGCTCAGTACCGTAGTTAGTACGCATTGCGAAGATAAGTCCAGTAGGACCAGTCATTGGCTGAACGCCAGCGATATCATATGCAATTAGTTGTGGCATTGAACGTCTAATTAGACTGATCAATACAGGGTCAAAACCAGCAGTAGCACCAGTTGCTGTATCAGCAGAGGTGTAACCTGTAGTTTGGAGAGTCTCATTAAGGATTTGTCCTTCTTCGACTTGTGCTTTTTCTTGGTTCTCAAGAAGTTGTGCGACAACGCCACGCTTATGTGAATCTGCAATCTCTGGAAGAGCTTCGTGATTCAGAACGGGTGCCCACTTTTCTTGGAGGTTTTTAATAGACATTTGTCTCTGTAAAAGTAGTTTTGATTATTAATTATTTGGACCAGCGAGCGATTGCATCTACGTACTTAGACATAGTGCCACTTGCTGTACTTTCGACAAGGGGTTCAGAACTTTCTTCGGTGGGTTCGCCTACAGATTCTGTAAGTTCAGCCTTCCTAGTGAAATATGATTCCTTGATCGTATTGACCTTATTTCTAAAGTCCTCTTCAGTTTCAAACTCAACACCCTCTGCGAGAGAAGCAAGCTTCTCTTTTTGGGTCTCAGCGAGTCCCACTGCACATTCGTTCACAATTTCCATTTTAACAAACTCTCCAATCCTCTTATTTAAAGAGACATTAGAATCGATTTGCTCGTTGAGTTTAGCTTCCATATCATCTAACTCACCTGCCATACCATCAAGCAGGTTGAATTTCTCCTCAGGCACTGTAAAGTTGTGCTCTAAGAAGAGACCTTTTAGACCGTTGAAGAATGATTCTGCCATCTCAGTCTTAATTCCGTGCTCAATCTGGAGTGAATTTTCCTTCATCCATTGATCAGCAGCATAAGATAGGTAGTTATCAACCTTCTCGGCCAATTCTGTTTGAATCTTTTCAACTTCTTCAGTTAAGGCAGATTCCATCGCCTCTTGTAACGCTGCTGCTTCTTTGTTAACACGGCTTGTTACCGCTGCTTCAAAGATAGTCGCTGCTTTTAGTCGGAACTCTTCTGAGAGGTCTTCACCTGCGACAAGAGCGTCAACATCCTCAGTAAAGTCGAGGTCGGTTTCAGCGATTGTTTCCTTTTCGCTGTCATCTTCTACGTCCTCCTGTTTTGATGATGCTGCTGAAGGCTTAGTCTTCAAAGACTTATCCTTCTCTACGCCAACAGAGTTAGCTGCAGATTTTCCTGCATTTTTAGTGCCAGCGGCACCTTCCAGGGAATCCGAGGTGACGTTAATTACTTTCTTACCACTTCCACCTAGTGAATCGGTTGATTTAGATGTATCAATCTTTTCAGCAGGTTTGGCATCTTTAGTAACTGCGTTAGAACCTTCGGTCACTTGATCCATATTATCTAACTCTTTATCGAGTGAGGTCTCAGCCATTTGTTTGAACTCCGTTTTGCATTAGCGTTGTCTTTATTTATTTATAAATCATAAACTCTTTAAAAATGCTGCAAATGCGGAGATTTTCTTCTCCTGCAGATTAATAAGAGTTGCTTGATCAATTTCTTGTTTGATTTGGGCAACAGCAGACTCTTTAAGTACACCATTATTCCAAACCCATTCTTTACCTTCCATGATTCCATTTACGAAAGCATCAGGTGCAGAAGGATCTGCTACAATATCAGCAGCAGTGGCAAGCATGAAATCATCACATACAACATTGCAGTTAGATTCCTTCTTGATTGATCCCATACCTCTGGAAGAAACTCCAAGTCTTACACCCTCATCGAGTAAAGACTTTGCAATTTTTCCGTTTGGTGTGTCAAGTATCTTTGCTCTACCGATGAAGTTATTTCCATCTTCTTTCAAAGATTGTATCTTATGTGAAACCCTATCTAAATTAATAGAAGGTCCGTCAGGGTGACCTAACTCACCAAGAGCACGACCAGATTTAATATAAGACTCATCATATTTAGCAACTTCACGTGCTAATGTTTTCTGAGGGTACATTCTGCCATTACGGTTTTTTAATTCCGCTTGCAAAAAGATACCTTCAATGAAGTAATTTTTCTTACCTTCCTTCTCTTCGGTTAAAAATTGAACGTCTGTAAGTTCTTCAGCTATCAGTCTCATCTTTTGGTTCCTCTGTGGTTTCAGGTTCCTCGGTGGGTATTTCAGCAGTAGGTTGTTCTACTTCATTTGGATCTGGATCTGAAGGAAGTCTGACACCAGAGGTATCAACATCCGTCACTTCAGCATCACCAACTCCGTCGAGAGATTTCTCTACTTCATCAGCGTTTGCTTGAGCAGTATCATCTAACTCAAAGCCCATACTTTTTGCAAATTCAACTTTTCTTGCTTGAATAGCATCATATGTAGAAGCACCCAAAGCATCATTGATTGAATCAACTGCGGCTGCTTTATCATCGCCAAAAACTTGTTGAACGATTTGTTTTGCAATATCACTAGGCATAATATGTTCCCACTGTAGTATTATTTAGTAAGTTTAAAATTCTCCCCGCTTTTGATCCGCAGGATCAACTGTGGATTGATTAGGTGCTACCTCCTGTGCAGGGGCACCACCAGCAGCAGCAGGATCAATTCCCGCTTCCATTGCTGCCAATTCTTCAGGGCTTTGTATGATTCCTGCTTCAGTTTCTTCTTCTATCTGCTCATCAATTTCAATGATTTCTTGGTCAGTCTGCTTCAGAACTTGACGACGCATGTATTCAACAGAGAAATATTTACCAACATAAGGATCCATAACATTAACTTGATTCATACGCTCGTTGCGAATTTCAATTTCTTTCAGTTCAGTAAAGTAATTGTCAGCAACATAATCGAATTGAATATGGGTCTTCATCTCTTCCCATTCTTCAAGAGTTATAATACCCTTAAGAACTACTTGAGCTTTCAAAAGATCCATGAACAATTCACCGAATCTCTTACGGAGACGTGCGATAAATTTCTGGAACTTAACTTCATCACGAGTAATTTCTGCAGCACGACCAACATTAAAAGTCGTTTCTGTTTCTAAACGTGAACCAGGTACGTTAAGTGCTTTGTATAATTTCTTCTGGAAATATTTTACATCCTCAAGTTCTCCAAGGTTTTGTCCACCTGGAAGTGTAGAAATTTCTGTACCTCTACCACCTTCTCTACGTGGTAACCAGAAGTCCTCAAGCATAGACATGAACTTCTTGTCATCCTTTATCTCACCAGTGTTTGCGTCATAGACCATTTTATTTCTATAACGACTCATCACTTCACGGAGATATTGTTCCGCTTTATTCTTAGGTAGATTACCTACATCAATATAAAAAATTCTTCTTTCTGGTGCTCTTGATAA